GGTTATCAAACATATTAAAAAAATCATTATAAAAAGTTCTATACATAATACACTCCTTTTAAAAGCAAGTTGATTGAAGGTAATCATCCTACCAGTAGCAACAATTACCTTATACTACCACTATAGTAACAAATAATTCTATAAATGTCAAGTCTTTTTTTTACATTACCTTAATAGTATGAATAATTAATACTCCTACTTGAACGGCTGTTATAGTTAATAGTATAATAGTTAACATTAACCGCACTCCTTCTGCCCAGTTTCTGGGTCTAGGAAACAAGCTACTCCATTATGCTCTTCTTTAATAGCTGGCTCACTCTTATTTAAAATACCATATCTCTTACCAGCTAACCTAAAAGTGGTTACTCCTTTTAATTTTCCCCTCCACCCCTGTAGATATACATCCTTAAATTCTTCAAAGGTTACGTTATCTCCTATATTAATAGTCTTTGATACAGCACTATCAATGTAGGGTTGGATAGCTATTTGAATTTTAAGATGGTCCTCTACAGTTAGATCTTCAGTTGTCTCTGCTTTAATACCATGATTAGCATAGACATAGTCTTGTAACTTAACAATAATAGGTCCACCCTCTGTCATCAGAGTACGATCAACCTCATGCATAAAGACAGGTTCAATACCACTACTAATGTTATCGGCTGTAAAGCTAATGGTTCCAGTAGGAGCTATACTAGTCAGGTGACTATTCCTAATTCCCTGCTTGGTTATCTTATTCTGTAGTTCAGGCGGGAGACGCTTGAAAAAATTACCCTTCAAGTACTCCGGTTTGAATAAGGGAAATGATCCCTTCTCTTTTGCCAAATCAGAACTAGCCTCTATAGCTGTATGGCATAAAACCCTTCCTACTTTTCTGGTAAATCTTACAGCACTATCAGATCCATACTTTAACTTAACAAGGGTTAAGCAGTTAGCGAGTCCTGTTATACCTAGTCCCATTCTCCTTTTATTATGAGCTTCAATACTCTGTTCCTGAAGGGGATAACCTGTACGATCTATTACATTATCCATAGCTCTAACTACATCAGGAATATCTTCCTTGAACAGATCAAAGTCAAAGGTATCCTTCTCCACATACTTAACCAGATTAAAGCTACCTAGTAGACACGCACCGAATGGAGGTAGTGGTTGTTCACCACATGGGTTGGTTGCTGCTATAGTTTCACAGTAGTAGAGGGGATTATCTTCATTAATCCTATCAATAAATAATACTCCAGGTTCAGCCCACTCCCAGTTAGCTCTCATAATTTCATCCCACAAAGCAACAGCATTTATTTCTTTATAGATTTTTCCTTTGAATTTAAGATAGAAGGGTGAACCCTTAATAACACTCTGCATAAACTCATCAGTGATACTGATAGAGATATTGAAGTTAGTAAGCTGGTCTTGGTTTTGTTTAGCTCTAATGAATTGTTCTATGTCGGGATGATCTACACGTAGAACCCCCATCATTGCCCCTCGTCTATGCCCCGCTGACATAATCGTTTGACATACCGCATCATAGATACCCATGAATGAGACAGGGCCACTAGCAGCAGAGTCAAGGGATACAATACGATCACCACGAGGGCGTATCCAACTAAAATCAAAACCAATTCCACCCCCTCTACGCATAGTCTCAGCGGCTTCAGTAGCCCTCCCCATAATGCTCTGCATTGAGTCTTCAATTTTACCAGATACAAAACAATTATATGCTGTAACATCTCTTGGACTCCCCATTGCTGCTTGGACCCTGCCAGCTGGCATAAATCTCTGGTTAAGTAAAATACTTTTATATCTCTGTCGATGCTCTTCATTGTCTGACATAGCAGCGGCATTACGGCTGGCTGCTTCTTCAAAACTCTCATGGGGTAAGCGATACTTAGTAGCATGGAGTTCTTCACAGGCTGGCACTTGTGGACCGTACATCATTGCTTCCTTTCCTTTATCTCTATAAGTTTATTTTGATACCATTCGGCTTTCTTTAAATCTTCTATACCATTCTTATACCTATACCTCCATAGATATTTCATTACATTACCCTGTAGGTAATACTCAAAACCATCCCCTAGTGCAGCACCAATAGCATCAATGCACTCTATTCCTGCTTGATTGTAATGCGTAGGAGAATTTACCACATCTTTAGTGGTAGATCCTTCCTCAATATAAGGTTGATCTTTCTTCTCACTCTCGTCTTTTGGTGGGATTTTAGGAGTTGATGGGCGAATACTCTTGTATCTGAAGAGTCTACGCCAGCGTGATCGCATACTGTTAGAAAATCGCTGCATGTTACACCCACGCTTGCAAAGAACCAAGCCCTTGCTCTTTCTCTCTCATATGTAATTTCATATTCCTCATCCTTTAATTCAGGTTTACTCGCATCTAACAACGCCTGTAACACAACCGCAATGAAGAGGCATTGTTCTGGCCTCCTCTTGTGTAGTTTCTTTTCTAAATTAAAAAGTAAATTTAATTTAAGGCTAGGTTTGTTACAAGTTTTCTTCTTCATAATAAAAATAATCTTCTAGAAATTGGTCAGCTTCTAATATGACTAATGGCTTTCTCCTATTCATTTTAATAAATACTAATGGTGGTAGTCTACTATGGTTTGTAGCTTGGTCAACCATATTATAAATTCCATGAAACTTTTCTTGGTTCTTACACTCAATTGAGAAGGGGAACAGATGTTCACAAACGCTACTAAGCTTTACATCTGCCCCATTCTCCCCCATGATTGCAGTGCTTATTTCCTCATTTAGATCATGGGTATGATCTTCATCCAAATAATCTATAAGCTTCCTACGAACCCACTCCTGAAGCTTACGACCTTTAGCTTTAGCTGAAGATGTCTTCATAGTTAAATCCTTATTTCTGGAACATCAGGAGTACGGCTAACACGGGTTAGATACACTGGTCCTTTCTTATAATTAAAGACTCGTAGTCCATGACCATTATTTACATCAGCCCAACAATCCTTTTTATAAGAACAGTAAAAGCAATTAACGCCTAGTTTATAATTACCTGACTTACCATCTGGTACATCAGCATAACATTTAGGTGGTGGAGTTTTAGATTTAACCACATCCTTTAAATATTTTATCCTTTCACCTGTATTAGTTATCTCTAATTCATGTAGTGGCATTAAACATAACTCACCTGTAAGCTTATTCATAACTAGAAAACTAGCTTTACTATCTCCCTCTGCCGTAGCATAAGAAGACAACTGATCAATATAACCAAACGGATCATCACTATATAAAGTTTTATCTTTAAACTTTCGAAAAGCCATAGGCGATGCTGATTTTACATCTACTAAGACACCATCAATACGGCCATCTATATGTCCTTTAATACCTTCAAGATTAGTTTCTTTCTGTCTATCAGTTACCACATGACCAGCAAGTTCCGCTAAACAGAAAATTAATTCTTCTATAATATGACCATATAAAAACTTAATAGGATCATTATCTTTTAGTGGCTCCTGTTCTATATCTTGAAATTGATACCATAGTTGTCTGTCAGGATAACCAACATTAGACATCCGCAATCGTTTAGTTTCTTCACTTTCTCCAGTTACAGCTTTCTTAATCTCCCACCAGATATTATCTGTAGTAATTTGAAGGATATCTTGCAGATCAATACTATCTACTTTACAACCCTTTCCCCTACCATTTTTAAATAGGTTATAAATATCTGTGATTAATGTATCTATCTTTTTCTTTCTCATGATAAAAATAGGGAGGGTATACCTACGTATTATGTATATACACCCTCCCTCTCCTAGTTAAAGGTTAAGCTGAAAAGGGGATGTCTTCAGCTTCATCGGAAGTAAAACCGTCAGGGACAACATCGAAAGCATCGTCCTCTTCGGTTGTGTACGGTACTAATTCGGTCACTTGTACCGCACGTAAATCGGCAGAAACGCCAGTCTTCCCACCGAAATTCCACTCAAAGGGTTCATACAAAACATTAACCTTTGAACCGTTACCAATCATAGTCTCCGTAATCAGACGCTTGTTAGCATCCACTACGTTGGGCTGGCGATTAAGGTTGCCTTTAGCGTTACGTACCTTACGTTTGAACGTAACAAAGTCTTCCTTCTCGTCACCCTTATTCTTAATCGTAAGCCCATCCTTCTGAGCCTTCTTCTTATTGAGATCATCTAAGTTCCCAACATCAATAGTCCAGACACCATCAGCATCGAACTTGGTGTTAGGGGTTATGACAGATGCCCAGTAAGCCGTACCTGAAATTACTTTACTCATTTATATATCTCCTTCATAAGGGTTTTGTTGATGATTACAGGATATCAAATTGCATCGGAATTGTCAAGCGTTATTTTACCTCCTTTCACTACACCACATATATCTAAGTAGTTACACTACGTTACACTACTAAGATATATGTGTTAGTGTGTTGCAGCCCATGTTGTTCCAACCTTATACTCGTTGTCCAATGGGCATCTTACATTTAGTATCTCCTCTGTCTCCTTCATAGCCTTCTTGGTTATGGAACAGAACTCTTTAACATCTTTATTGTGTACTTCAAATTGGTATTCATCGTGGATAGATGCGACTAACCTTACATCAAGATCCTTTACATGATCCATCATCTGAACCAACCACTGCTTACAGATGATAGCTCCGGCTCCTTGGATCAAAGTATTTAATGCACTATGCATATTTCTAATATGTAATTTCCTTCCATCTAAACCACTAATAACTTTTTGTCTAGCAGCTACCCCTACCTTATACCTTAACTCACGTAAAGCAGGGATAGTCTTTAAGAAATCATTAAGAAGGCGATCACCTTCAGAACCAGTTTTAAGTCCAGCTACTTTAGCTATCTTCTCTGCACCAGCCCCATAAATTAAGGCGTACAAGAAGGTCTTTGCTTGATCTCTAGTCTCTAGGTTAGCAGCCTTCTGATTAGCTGTATGGATATCACCTTCGATAACTTCTTTGATATAGTCTTTATCCCCCATGTAATGAGCGAGTGCTCGTATCTCTAGACCTGACGCATCTGTGCCTACTAGACTATAGTTCTCTGGATCAGATACTGTCCAACAAGAACGACACTCCTCACCATAAGGTGAGTATACCGCTGGTACTTGTGCCATATTAGGAGTATTGTGGGCCATCCGGCCAGTGATAGTACGTAGGGTCATCACTCTACCATGTACCCTTCCATTCATATCAACAGCAGCTATCCATTGTTTAATTTGTGACACTCTCTTTTGTAAGAGAAGATACCTAGCCATAAGCTTTGCTTCTGGTATATCTAAACTCTCTAAGATCTCATCACTAACTGCGATGCTACCTTTCTCTGTCATTAACTTAGGTTTCCAACCCATCTGCATAAGACGATCTGCTATCTGTTTTCTAGATGCAGGATTAAACTTATCTTTTTTATCTAGTAAAGGTCTACCTGTAGTTTTATGAAACCTCTTGGTTATTACTGTAGGGAAAATCGCTTCTAGTTCTGCTTCAATATGTACCACCTCATCTTGAAATCTATTCATGAGGATCATAGTTTTTTCTTCATCAAGATAAAATCCATTATCTTCTTGTTGGTTTATAATAGATCGTATCTTATGTTCAAGTTGAATTGATTCAGGTGAGAAGCCTATACCTTCTTGAACCAAACGGTTTACTAACTTATGTGTGACATCTACATCACGGTTACAATACTCTAGCATAGAGTCTGTATATAAAGAGAAATCTTTAGGAGGATTACCTTTAGGAAATCCTAACCTATCTCCC